CATACAACCGCTCCACGTCCGCGTATACCAACCTTCGGTTTGATGCTCTGGAGGTTTTGTTCGCTACCGGCTCTAGCCCGGCGGAACGCATTCGCTTCACCACGACCGGACAGATCGGAGTCGGCACCAGCTCTCCAGGTACCAGAGTTCAGATCAGCAACAACGCCGGGCTTTCCGGAGGGTTCTCACACACGGATGGAACATCTACCTCCAACCTGTTCGTAGCTAGCGGAGTCGCTAAGTTTGGTGCATCTACTAACTCGCCGGTCGCGATTCTGACGAACAACATTGACAGAGTGTTCATTGACACGTCTGGTCGGGTAAACGCCGGCATAAATGTCAATTCCTCGGCTTTTGTAGCGGCTAACGGTCTTATGACGGCCGGCGCTCACGGAAGCAGCGGCACCGCGTTTGCCATCGCAAACACAAGCACCGCCAGCAGCAGCAACGTTGCACGGATGGGGTTTTTCCCCAACTCGGAGACCTACGAATCCGCTACGATTAGCGTAGAAAACCCCAATGCAACCTCCGGTGCGGGCGGAACGCTTATTTTTGGCGTACAAGGGATCGGTGGTTCTTCCAGCCCTCCCGACGAGAGGATGCGGATCACCGACGACGGACATGCTCTGATCGGCACCTCTAGCGTTGCCGGCGACTACACGAACAACCGGCGCGTGATGGGCGGAATCTTCGCTACTCGAAGAAACGAAAATGTCGTCGCCAACAATACGACCACGACCATTGATTACTTTCCGTCTGGTGACGGGAACTATTTGGTCACGGTCTCCTTGAGCGGAAGCGGGGCCCCCGCCACCTATAACGAAGTTGCCGTTGTTCGTGTGTCGTCAAGCACGTCTTCGGTGACAGTCCTTTCTGACGGTACCTCAATCACGATCTCCACTTCCGGACTGGACCTTCGCGTCCTGCACACATTTGGAAGTGCGCAGACCATCAAACACTCGATAATCCGACTGCTTTAACGGAGAAGCCCATGAATACTTACTGGAAAGTGGTGCAGATGGACTGTGCCCCACAGTCCGCTCAGGGATCGAACTACGTGACCACCGTCCATTGGCGGTGTTTTGCAGAAGATGGAGCCGTTTCGGAATCCGTCTACGGCGCCCAGAACCTTCCTGAAAGCACCAACCAGGCGTTTGTTCCATACCCCCAGCTCACGGAGCAGGTGGTGCTCGGATGGATCTGGGCAAACGGTGTGGACCGTATCGCGACGGAAAGCGCCGCGGCTGCCAAGGTGGATCTGATCAAGAATCCGCCATCCGTATCGCCCCCGGTTCCGTGGGCCCCGTAATCACCAGTCGATGAAGGAGAGAACCGTGACGAAGCCGATCGAAAACCTGACCCTCAGCACCCCGCTTGTGAATGCGCTGCTGAACTACCTTTCCTCGCGTCCGTTCGCGGAAGTCGAGGGCTTGATCAACGGCATCCGCGAGCAGGCGGCGCCGCAGCTTCGGGAGCCGGTGCCGGTCGAGACCGCGCATCCGGAGACCCCGACCAAGGAGGAGTGACCGATGGCGCTCTTCCTCTCCGCGGGCCATGGTGCTGGAGACCCGGGCGCTGTCTGGAAGGGTTTTCGTGAGCATGACGAGGCGGTGCTCTGGGTAGCGGCGATCGCCCGGCGCCTACCCGGTGCGCTTGTCGTGCCCACGGGCACCCTCGGTCAGAAGGTGCGCTGGATCAACGCCCGCGCCAAGCGAAGCGACCTGGCGGTCGAGATGCACTTCAACGCGGCCACCCCGACCGCCCGCGGCGCGATGACCCTGTACTCGCCCGGCTCCCGGCACGGCGAGGACGCGGCAAGCCTGGTGCACCCGGCGCTGCTTGGCTACTTCCAGCCGGATCTCGGGATCCGCAAGGGCTACTTCCGCGGCGACCCCAAGAATCCGCCCCTGCACTTCTTGAAGGCCACCGCCTGCACCGCGCTCATTCTGGAGCCGGAGTTCGTTTACCATGCGGAGTCGATACGCCTCGCTCGTGAGGCGTGTTGTGATGCTCTTGCAACTGCGCTGAGGAGATGGGTATGACCGACGAAAAGATCGTTACCGTGACGGACTGGGCCGCTGGCGCGGCGAAGTCCAAGCTGGTGTGGCTGGGTGTCCTGCTCACCGTTCTGTCCACCGTGGCCGCGAACCTTGAGGCGTGGGCCCCGCTCTTTGGCTCCTGGGGTCCGGTCGTGGGCCAGGTGCTGGGCGTGGTCATCATCGTCCTGCGGGCTGTGACCAACACGGCGCTTCCGCACAAGTGATCCGATCCGGCCTCCCGTACCTGCTGCTTGCGATCCTGCTGATCGGGGTTGGTGGGTATGCGGGGCATTGGATCATGGAGCGGGGTCGTGCCGAACTGCGCCCTACGGTGGCGCAGCTTGAGCGCGACCTCGCCTCCGAGCGGGCCGCCCGCAAGAGGGCAGAGGAGATTTCTAATGCGTACGCGACAGAGCTTGATGGCTTGCGCAGCCGTCCCGTGCCTGCTGCTCCTGTTCGGCTGTGCCGCGCCCCCGCGGTGCCCCGAACCCCTTCGGCCCCCGAAGGAGCTGCTGGTCCCTCCGCCCCCGCCGGGGGCGGTGTCGGACCGACTGGAGCAGATTCTGGAGAAGGGGCAGGCCCCGACATCGGGCCCGAGCTGAGGGGTCTTGCGCTGCAATGCGACAAGGAAAACGCGAAGCTTCGGGCCTTGCAGCAATGGGCAGGCGGCCTCGGGAACTGACGAGGTAGTACGGTCATGGCCTTCTTTCGACTGTTTCTCAAGCCGGGCATCGACAAGCAGAACACCGAGTACGGTGCGGAAGGCGGCTGGACGGACGGCGACTATGTTCGCTTCCGCTACGGCCTGCCGGAGAAGATCGGTGGCTGGACGCAGTTCAACGGCTCCACGCCGGCGCTTGTGGGCATGGTCAGCGAGATCTTCTCCTGGAATGCTCTCAGCAATTCCCCCTACCTTGCAGTCGGAACCACCAAAAAGGTCTATATCTTTTATGGCGGTGGCTGGGGAGACGTCACCCCGATCCGTGACGTGAACTCCGGGGTAACGTTCGACACCACCAACGGCTCTACCACCATCGTTGTCAACGACACCGGCCACGGAGCAATCACCGGGGACTTTGTGACGCTTTCCAGCGTCTCCGGAAATCCCGGCGGCATTCCTAACGCCACCCTGGAAGTGGAGTACGAGATCACCAAGGTGCTGAACGCCAACTCCTACGAGTTGACGGCACCGGCGGCTGCAACCTCCACGGCGAGCGCTACGGGCAGCGCAACAGCTACCTACCAGATCAACGTCGGATCGGACGTCAGCTACTTCGACTTCGGATGGGGAACGGGCTCCTGGGGACTGAGCACCTGGGGCACTCCTCGGCCCGCATCCGTTGCGCTTACGCTGCTGTCGCGCGTATGGCAGTTTGATACTTTCGGAGAAAAGCTCATTCTGCAGTTCGTAGATGGCGGGCTGTACGAGTGGTCCCCGGCGGGCGGTATCACGACCCGTGCGACGGTGATTTCTGGCGCTCCTACAAAAAACAAGTACTCGTTGGTTTCGACCCCCGATCGCCACCTCGTAGTCCTTGGCACGGAATCCGTCATCGGCAATCCAAATACCCAGGATCCGATGTACGTGCGCTTCTCCTCGCAGGAGAACATCAACGACTTCGTTGCCACCGCCACCAACACGGCCGGCGGGCAACGGCTCACGGACGGTAATCGCATCGTCTCCGCGGTACGCTCGCGCGGTCAGATCCTGATCTGGACGGACACCTCCCTGCATGCCATGCAGTACGTGGGGCCTCCCTTCACCTTCTCGTTCCAGCAGCTTGGTGCCAACTGCGGCCTGATCGGTCCACACGCTTCTGTGGATGTGAACGGCGTGGCCTACTGGATGGCTCGCGACGCATTCCACGTGTTCGACGGTACGGTCAAAAAGCTGCCGTGCACCGTGCAAGACTACGTGTTCAAGGACATCAACCTGGATCAGTTCCCGAAGGTACACGTCGGCGTAAACACCCAGTTCAACGAGGTGACCTGGTGGTACTGCTCTGCGAACAGCGAGCAGATCGACCGCTGCGTGACCCTCAACTACCTGGAGCAGGCCTGGTCGATCGGGACTCTTTCACGTACGGCCTGGGAAGACATCGGAACGTACAGCAAGCCTATTGCTTCTCAGTACCTGCCCAGCAGCACCAGCCCGACCATCTCCACGATCTATGGTCTGAAAGAGGGCCGGTCTCTTATATACAACCACGAAGACGGTCAGGATGCGGATGGCAGCCCGATCACCTCGTACATCTACTCGGGTTACTTCGACATTGGCGAAGGCGACCAGATGATGCTGATGTCCAAGTTCATCCCGGACTTCAAGAACCAAATCGGCAACCTTAGTGTTGAGTTGCGACTTCGACCGTATCCGCAAGCTACCGCCATACCGAGCTCGCTGGATCCGTACGTGATCGCCCCGGGCACTCAGTTCGTGAACACTCGCGCTCGCGGGCGTCAGATCCAGCTACGTATTACGGGCACCGAGCTCGGTGGCAACTGGCGCTACGGCACGATGCGCGTTGACATCCAACCGGACGGTCTGCGGTGAGCAAGATCAACAACGTCCGCCTGCCGAACGCTGCCACGCAGGGCTACAGCGCCGAGCAGTTCAACCAGCTGGTGCGCTCGCTTGAGCAGGTCATCCTGCAGCTGAACACCACGTACGTGCCCACGGTCAGCGAATCACGGGCCACGGCCCTCAGCTGGTTCTCCGGCGGAAACGCAGCAGGCGGCGGCTTCGCCGGCGGCATCCGCGGGTTCCAGTTGAGCAACGGCATCCTGCTGCCCAACGCCATGCTGGTGTCGGATGCTGACCAGACCAATGCCAGCGTCACGGGCGAGAACCTTGTCACCTACACGATCAACTCCTCGTTGACCGGAATCCGCATCGTGGACAACTCAAAGATTTATGTCCCGTGCGGCGGGAACTATCTGGTGTCGTTCTCGCTGCAGGTGACCAACCGCAGCAACAGCGCCGGGGTATTCGAAGTGTGGGCCAAGGACACCGGAGTGAACTTTGCGTCGAGCAACACGCGCTACGACATTCCGGCCCGGAAGAGCGCTACCGACTGGTCGCATATCGTGCCGGCGGTAACGGGCATTTTCACGGTCAACGACCCCTCCACCAACTTCCTGCAGCTCGCGTGGTGGTCGGACAACCTGGACGTGTATTTGGAACACTACGCGGTAGGGGTCTCTCCTGCCCGCCCGGCCATCCCGTCGGTCATCCTGACCATCAGTTTCATCTCCGGGGTCTGACATGGCAATCAGCTACCTTCGCAAATACCTGACACCCGCGGCGGCTACGGAGACCACGATCTACACGGCCCCGGATGCGACCACCGCGGTCATCTCTTCGCTTCGCGCGACCAACGAAAGCGCGAACCTGGCCAGCCTGACCGTCGCTCTCTATCCGGGCGGCGGCGCGACCCCGTACTACCTGCTTCGGGCGTACTCGCTACCGTCGAACCAGACGATGGACGCTTTCAGCGGGATCGCCTGCGTACTGGAGTCCGGGGACGTTCTCAAGGTCACCTCTACGCAGGCCTCGGTCGATTTCTACCTCTCGTACATGCAACTGGATCGGACCTAGGAGTGGACAAGACGTGGGCGTTTGCTCAATAATCGCCCCCATCTTCGCGTCCTTTCCCGGCGCGCTACCCGCTCCAGGGTACTCGGCACTCAACGGAAAGGACCCCCATGCAAAATGAAGGCATCATGGCGTTGCCCGAGGGCGCGCCCATGCAGGACCAGGCCCAGAGCCTGCCGTTCGTCTCCAGCGCGGACTCCTACGATGCCGCGCTGACCGCGCTTGGCCAGACCAGCGGAGACCCCCAACAGAGCTCGGCCGTCCGCCAGGCGGTCAGGGAGGCCGCTTCCGAACTCGACCTCAGCCCGGCTGAGATGGCCTCGGTGCTGGAGGTTCTGGAGCACATGTCCCAGAACCCGGAGCAGTACCCGGAGCTTCGGGCGCAGTTGATCCAGGCGGGCATGATGGATCCGGAGGACCTTCCGGAGCAGTACGACCCGTCCGTGCTCGGCGTGGCGATCATGGTGCTCAACGAGGCCATGAGCGACCAGGCGCAGGGCGCGGCTGCGCCCATGCAGATGGGCCCGGCGATGCCCGAGATGCCCTCCGGTTTCGCCCAGGGCGGCCTCGCGGACGTTGCCAAGCACCTGGCCTCCCAGGGCCGCTACGGCGACACCATGCTCGCCCACATCACCCCGGAAGAGGCCCGGCTGCTCAAGTCCCGCGGCGGCTCGGGCACCATCAACCCGGTCACCGGGCTGCCTGAGTTCTTCCTCAAGAAGCTCTTCAAGAAGGTCGGCAAGGCCGTCAAGAAGGCCCTCAAGAACCCCCTGGTCCGCATCATCGCCACCGTCGCATTGGCCACGGTCCTCGGCCCGGCAGGCTTTGCCGTCGTTGGCTCCAAGGCCGCTGCGGGAGCGCTTGCCAGCGGCGCGGTCACCGCGGCCTCCGGCGGCAAGATGCGCGATGTGCTCGTCTCTGCGGCCACCGGCTACTTCGGCGCAGGCGGCAAGGTCGGCGGCATCAACCCTGCCGCCGCGATCGCCGGCAAGGTCGGCATGGGCGCGGTCGGCACCGGCATCGGCGCAGGCGTCACGGGCGCAGGCATCGGCCTTCTGGCGGGCATGAAGCCCGAGGATGCGCTGCGTATGGGCGCGCTCCAGGGCGTGGCCGCAGGCGGCACAGAGGCCTTCCAGAACATGCTCGCGGGCCGCGGTCAGGTGCCCGCGCAGCAGGCCCCAGCACAGAGCCCGGCTCCCGGCGCGGAAATCACGTCTCCCGAGCAGGCCATGGCCGCAGCAAATGCCCAGGCCGCCCCCGCAGCGGAGCTTCCGCCAGGCTTTTCCGCCTCGCCCTCGGGCCAGGTGCCTACGAACTCCTCGGTGCCGTATGTCCAGCCCTCCGGGGCATCCGTGGACGGGTACCAGCAGGCGCTGGCCCGGGCCACCAACCTTTCCGCGGGCCCGACTGCGCCGGCGCAGAGCTTTGCCGGTCGGGCAGGCTCGTTCTTCACCTCTCCGTCCATGGAGACCTTCAAGAACGCCTTCCTGGTCAACCCCAACGCCACCACCGCCCTGGGCCGCTATGCCCCGGGCGTCCTGTCTGGTCTCGCGCTGACGGGGGCCATGGGCGGCTTCAAGGGCGCCCCGGCGCAGGAAGACCCGCTCTTCAAGAGCAAGTACACCGGGGAAGACTACATCCGCGACAACCCGGAGAAGTTCAAGGGCGGGCTCACGCCGACCCAGCTCAAGCCCTTCAACCCGTTCGTGGAGACCCCGGCCTACGCGTGGCAGGGCACCCCGCCGGTCAGTCCGCAGTCCACTCCGCAACCCATGATGGGCGGTCAGGTGCCGGTGTACATGCCGCCCCCGAACGTCATCACCAACATGCCCCAGGGCATCCCGCAGCCGTACAACATGCCCGGCATGTACCAGATCCCGCGCCCGCCCGGCTACGCGAAGGGTGGGGACGTGGAGGGCGGCATCATGCACTTGAACCAAGGCTCACGGCCCACGCACTTCCCGCGCAAGCAAGGCGAGATCGCGGGCCCCGGCACGGGGACCTCGGATTCGATCCCGGCGATGCTGTCGGATGGCGAGTTCGTGTTCACCGCGCGCGCGGTGCGAAACGCGGGCAACGGCAGCCGGCGCAAGGGTGCGCGGCGGATGTACAAGCTCATGAAGATGCTGGAAGGCGGCGCGGTCAAGGGGAAGTAACATGGCAGACACCACCATCCAGCAACAGATCGTTCGCGAAGCCCCGGAGATCGAGGCCTACAAGCTTCGACTCCTGCAGGAGGCGCAGAACCTGGCCTTCCGGGAGGGATTCGCAGACCAGATCCCGGGCTATCAGGTAGCGGGATTCTCCCCCGCGCAGCTTGCGGCGATCCGGGCCGCGGAGAGTCAGGGCATCGGCGCGTACTCTCCGTACCTGTCCGCGGCCAACCAGGCCCTCGGCCGGGGCATGGGCACGACCGCGGAGGCGGCGGACTTCCTGCGTGGCGCGGACACCCGCGGCCAGTTCTACGATGCCCGCTCGGCCATTTCCCAGGCAGGGGCCGCGGCTCAGGGCATGGGCGGCGGCATCGGCCAGATCAACACGGGCCTCGGCTACCTCGACCTTGCGGGCCAGCGGGCGCTGATGGGCGACACGACGGGCCGGATCGCCCCGGCCTATCAGGACATCGGTACGGGCGTGAATGCGCTCGCGACCGCGCAGAACATGGCAGCGCTGTCCTCGCAGGCAGCGCTCCAGCCCGCCACCCAGACCATCGGCCAGGGCCTCGCGGGCCTGTCTGAGGCGCAGCGTATGGCGGCCGCCATGGGTGGCAGCCAGCCCGGCTTCGATGTGGCGCAGTCGGCCATCAGCGGCGGTATCGGCGCTCTCAGCGGGGGCACCCAGGGCTTCGATCCCAGCCGCACCGCGGCCTTCATGGATCCGTACCGCCAGCAGGTCATCGACGAGACCATCCGGCAGATCAACCGTCAGGGCGCGATCGCGCAGCAGGGGCTTTCGGCGCAGGCCGTTCGCTCGGGCGCGTTCGGCGGCGAGCGCGAGGGCGTGCAGCGGGCGGAGCTTGAGCGCAACCTGATGGACCAGCGGGCGAGCAGCATCGCCAACCTGCTCTCGCAGGGCTACACGCAGGCCCAGGCCAATGCGATGACCTCGTTCGAACAGCAGCAGCAGCGTGAGCTGCAGGCGGCGCAGGCTCGGGGTGCCCTGGGCTCCCAGGCGGCGCAGGTTGCTTCGCAGCAGGCGGGGCTTGGGCAGAACGCCGCCAGCCTGTACGGCAACCTCTCCTCGCAGCAGATCGCCGCGGGCCAGGGCCTCGGTCAGCTCGGTGTCGAGCAGGCGCGTCTCGGCCAGTCGGCTGCGGGCCTCTACCAGCAGGCGGCGCAGGGCTACGGTGCGCTCGCGGGCCAGCAGGGTGCGCTCGCGGGCCAGGAAGCAAACATCCAGCAGAACGTCGCGGGCGCACTTTCGCAGAATGCAGGCATGCGTACCAACGCAGCGCAGGCGCTGGCCGGCATCTATGGCAACCAGGCCGGCACCTTCCAGAACATCGGCCAGGGCATCGGCTCGTTGGCTTCGCAGCAGTACAACATCGGCCAGTCGATCGGGCAGGGCATCGGCCAGCTCGGCCAGCAGTACGGTACGCTCGGCATGCAGCAGTTGGAGGCGGGACGTGTTGGCCAGGCCATGGGCCAGTCCGACATCAACTTCCTCTATAACGTCGGCCAGTCCCAGCAGGGCCTGCGGCAGGCCGGGCTGGATGCGGAGCGAGCAACCTACATGCAGCGGCTGTATGCTCCGTACCAGCAGGCGGCCTTCCTGTCGGACATCTACCGGGGCGCTCCCTCGACGCAGATGTCCACCAGCGCGGTCAGCCAGCCGAGCGCGAGCCCGTTCCAGACAGCGGCGGGCCTCGGCATCGCGGGCCTGTCCGCGGCGGCCGGTGCGAAGAAGGCCGAACTCATTTAAGAGGGTCTCATGAGCAAAGAAATGGATGACATGGACGACGTGGATAACGTCGGGATCATGCAAGGCTTCCTCGACCGAACCAACAAGGAAGAGGATGACGAAGACGAGGAGTACTCCTCGGACGAGGCCAGCGCTGCGCGGATGCTGAACCGCCGCCCGGACTCGCCCGAAATCCTCATGAACAACCTTCGCGGTGACATGCGTTCTATCGACGCGCGCCGCGAAGAGCTCGCGGATCTCGTCGGCTACGAAGCCGCCACCGAGACCCCTGAGTCGGTGCTCGCCATGCTGCAGCCGGTGCTCGCGCAGCAGGCGGGCATCGGCGCGCTTCCCCAGTCACAGGCCATGGCTCAAGGGCCTCAGCCTCCTATGCCGCCACCCCCGGGGGGAATGGGTTCTCCGCCCTCTGGGTCTCCTCTTCCTCCTCCTGGAGGAGCCCCGTCGCCTGTTCCGGGCGATAATGCAGCCGCGCTTATGGCTTCGGCCGGCTTGCCTCCCGGGGGTGGGCCGGCGCCTGAGATGATCGGCCCGGATGGGCAGCCGATTCCGCCGGAAGGGATGCCGCCGATCGCCATGCGCGATGGCGGCTTGGTCCAGCGTTTTAGGGACGGGTCCGACGAGGAGGGCGTGACCCCGGCAAATCCCATGGGCGGGAACATCAACCCGCTCTACTCTCCTGAGATGGTCCAGGCTGCCGAGCAGAACACCATGTCGATGCTCATGCAGCAGCCGCAGGCCGTTCCGACCCTGGAAGAGGCCACCGCGTCTCGACTGCCCGAATACGAGCGCCTGCTGGCCCCGGATCGGAACATGGCGCAGGCCAACATGCTCTTCAACATCGCGGGCGCGGCGCTGAACTACGCCGCAAATCGTGATGCGCAGGGCCAGGTGATGCGCGGCTCGCAGTTGTCGCGTCTTGCGGGCGCGTTCAGCGGCGTTCCGGCCGCGATCCAACAACAGGTCGCTGAGATCGAAAAGGGCAAGCAGCAGCTGCGTTTGCTCGCTCTCCAGGCGGGCGAGAAGGATCGCGCGCGGATCATGGAAATGAACCAGGACCTGGAGACCACCAAGCGCAACCTCCTGAGCTCCGTGTTCCGCTCCAGCAACGTGAACCGTAATCCGGCGAGCAGGTTCCCCCGTGGCGATTGGGAAATGGCTGCCTTCAATACGGAGGGGCTGATGGACCGCTATGCTGCGGGCGAAACCACCCCGGAAGAGAACAACCTGATCGAATCTGCGATCACCTCGTACACCGAGCCGCGCTACGAAGCGATCACCGACCCCGATTCGAAGCTGCCAACCGGGCAGTTCCGTACGATTCCAGGCAAGCGCCTGCCGACTTTTGTGACCCGCGCGATGGCTGCCCGCGGAAGTGCTCCATCAGCAGCGGCCACTACTGCCCCGGTAACGACCGCTCCTGCTGCCGCGCCCTCTGTGCAGGTGGTGGAAGAGCGGGCCGAGGAAGAACTGCCCCCTGTTCCCGCTCCGCTCCTGGACAGCGGAGGTCGAGAGCCCACCCAGCTTGGCCAGGCTGTTCCCTCCGCTCGCCCAGAGGGGGAGCCGACGTATCTTCCTCGCGAAGAGGCTATGCGAGAGAAACCAAATCTTTGGCGCGATGCCCCGTTGATCGCGGGTCCTGTTGCCTCGGTGATGGGATTTGTCACTAACGTCCCGGGCCTTGGTGACCCTATGGCACAGGTCACCATGGCACGTTCTCAGGCGGACCTGATCGCAAAGGATGTTCTGCAGCTCTTCACCAAGAGTGCGCAGAATTCCATCACCGAACAAAACATGGTGAGGGCTATCGTAAGGATCCAGCCGGCGTTTTTTAAGGATCCGGAGGCATACAGGACCCACCTGGTGGCCCTGGACTCGATCTTCGACTCTTTCCTCAGAGAAAACGAGCAGATGATGGTTTCTGGGAACCTTACCCCAGCACAGCGCACAGATGCGCGAGCAAAGTCAATGCAGGTGGAGAGATTCCGCTCATACCTCAACCTTCCTCCAAAGGTCTACACGATGGAGGAGTACATGTCACTTCCGGTTGGAACTGAAATCCTTTGGAAGGGATACAGGCCGGGCTGGGTTGGTCGTGAACAACCGAAATGATCTAGAGGTAGGCAGCTGTGGATAAATCTGATCCGTATCGCTACGAGAATCTGTCTCCGGAGCAGCTCCAGGCCGTCAAACAGTACGCGGAAAGCATGGGTTTGCGGCCGATGTTCCTCAATTCGGATACGTTTAACCGAATTCCCCCGGACAAGCGCGCCCGGTTGTTCAACAACCTCGGGGGCTTTGTGTCGGCCGCTGAAAGCAAGAAGAACGAGTATACGTTGCCCTCGGATTTCGGTCTGACAGGCATGCAGGCCCCTGCCTCCAAGCCCGCGCCGGCCGCCCCGACCGCGGCAGCGGCTCCCGCTCCCGCTCCCGCTCCCGCTCCCGCTCCACGGACCACGGCTCCCGCTCCACGGACCACGGCTCAAGGGTCTGCGGCAGAGTTCCAGCAGGGTGCCGGCTCGTTCGCCCAAACTGGCGGTGACGAGGATCCCCCCGGATTCCGCCCCGCCGGATCCAGCCCACTCAGCACCGTGCTTTTCCCCCAAGATGCCGTGGGCGACGAGGAACTGCCTCCTGGGTTTATCCCCCTGTCCGCCCCCGCGGGCGGCCGGGCGAAGGAAGTCGGCATCGGCTTGGTCGAAGGCGGTGTCCGCTATGGCGTTCCGGCAGTTGCGGGCGTGAAGGCGTTCAGCGCCGCCCTTGCGCCGTCTATCGCGGCGGCTCCTGCCACGGGCGGCCTGTCGCTGGCCTATCCATTTCTCGCGGGGCTCGGTGCTTACGGAGGCACCGCCTTCCTGGCCGACGTAGCGGCGGATAAGGCTTTCCCTGCCCCCGATCGGCCGGACCTCATGCCGTACCGCGAGGGCGGTATCACCGCGGGCGGCATCCTCTTCGGAGCCCCCGCCACGCTGCTGCTCAAGGCTCCGGGAGCGGTGAGCGTCGCCGGCCATGTGGCCCGCCGCATCTACAAGCTTGTGGATAACATGGCCACGCTGTCGCAGCGCAACCGTGCGCTCTACCTCGGCTCGGAAGCGCTTACGGCGACGAGCGCGGGCCTTGCTGGTGGTGCCGCGGTCGCCTACGCCCCGGACAGTCCGTGGACGCGCTTCGGTGCCGAGTTCGGCGCGAGCGTGTTCACCCCTGGAAGGCTTCTCTACTCTGGCATCACGGCGGGATACGACGCGACCAAGAACATCCTCGCCCGCGGCAAGGGCGGCGAGGGCGTGGACATCGCCCGCGCCAACGCGCTCTACAAGATCCTCGACGGTGCCCTCTCCCAGGCCGGTCCCATCAAGACGCTGGAGGAGCTTGGTACGCCTGATGCCCTTGCGCAGGCGCAGGTGCTGCGCGATCGCTACTACAAGACCCTTATCCGCCAACTGGAGCAGAACTTTCCGGAGGGCGCGAAGCCGACCGCTGCGCAAGCGACGGGCGATCCGCTCCTCGGTGTGCTTGAGCGGAGCCTGACTGTCGGGGACGACGCGTTCCGTTCAAGGATCGCGGACCAGGGCGCCAACGCCATGAAGGCGCAGCTGGCTCTTGTCGAAGCCCTGAAAGGGGTTGGAGACCAAGATGCGCTCGCCGCGGCAGCCAAGATGCAGGCGGAAGTCTACGATGCGATGGTGCTGGGCCGGATCGGCATCGCGGAGCGAAACGCGGCGCAGGAAGTGGCCAAGATCACCCGCGACAGTCCCGCTGCGCGAGTCCAGATCGGCGAGACCATCAAAGAAAACGTCGAAGAGGCGTTGCAGGAGGCTCGTGATTACGAGAAGGGCCTGTGGCAGCGAGCGTTTCGCGAGAGCCTGCGCACCGTCAAGGGAAAGCCTGTTCCGCGGGTGATCTCCCCGAGACAGACGCTGGTTTCCTACATCGACGCGATTTCGAACATGGCTCCGGAGCTGCAGCAGACGCTTCCAAAAGAACTTCGCCAGATGATGACGCGCCTGGGCGTCACCGAGGAGGCGGTTGCTTCGTATCGCCGCGGAAAGCTTACCCCTGAGTACATGAAAACCGGCAAGGTTCCGGATGAATATCTGATCAGCGGGATCCTGCCCGGCAAACGAGTTTTTGTTGAAAATCCCAAGGGCAGCGCCGCTCAATGGGACTCTGCAAAGCGTAAGCAGGTACGAGGGGATTGGGTAGACAGCGGTCCAACCGCCATCCCTCTGGGAGCGGGAACAGTTAAAATCTCAGGGGAAAAGCTGGGACCTATGTTCCAAGTAGGGGCCCTTATCCCCAACACCGTCTCCGTCGAAGACCTGATCCAGGCTCGTAGCGCCTTGCTGACCTGGGCACGTGACGCGGCAGGTGGAACTGGGGGTTTTTCCCCGGTGCATTCGCGGCTCCTTGGCCGCGTTGCGGAGTCCGTGCTGGATGACTTCCAGCAGCTCCCGGGTGCGGCCTATGACCAGGCCCGCTCCTTCTCGCGCGCGCTCAACGACAACTTCACGCGCAGCTACGCCCGGAACATCACCTCGGTCAACCGCCTCGGCGCAGAACGCCTTCCTGCCGAGCTGGTTGTGCAGAACGCCTTCCGTGGCGACGCGGATCTGGTAGGTCTGCGCATTGACGAAATGGAAGACGCGGTAGGTTTCTTCAAGAAGCGATATGACGCCCTTGGAGAACAGCTGGAGCTTCTTCGCAGCCAGCGAGCCACACCGAGCCAGCTTCGTGTAGTGCAGTCGGAGATGGAGGAATTGGCCCCGTTTGCGGACATGTCCGCGCAGCGCCTTGGAACCATCGCAAGCTCCTCCGAGAAGGTGCTTCGCATGATGGCCACCAATCCAAACATCGTGAACCCCGTGACCGGACGAGTGAACGAGCGCGCCATGCGCGCCTGGATGGGCAAGTACTCAACGGTCCTGGATCGGTTCCCTGCCCTGCGCCGAGACCTCCAGAGTGCCGCCGATGCCGAGGCCGCGTTTGCTGCGATTGATGCTCCGGATAGCGCTATTGGGCGCGAGCTCCGAGACCAGCAGGCTTTCTCGTCCGTGCTGGCCGGCGGAGAAAAGCCGACGCAGGCCGTCAGCACCGTGCTCGGCGGGAAGAACCCGTACAAGGGCTTCATGCAGCTGGTCGAGGTGACTCGGCAAGCCGCCCCTGCCGCTGCCCGAGTGGGTGTCCTGGCCAATACCGCCGCATCTCGCGGCTTGAAGTCCTCCGTCTTCGAATGGGCCTACGTCCAGGCGGGCGGTACCGGCAGCACGTTCAACGTCAAGAAGTTCGATGACCTGCTTTTCAAGCCGGTCTCTCCCGGGAATCCGTCTGTCGTTGCCATGATGACAAAGCAGGGCCTGATGACCACGCAGGAGGTGAAGAATCTGCGTCGGTTGATCGCGCCTATCGTGCGCATCGAACAGTCCAAAGAGAACCGCGCATTTCTCGACAGCCTCGTCGCAGGCGGAGACCCGCTGCAGGCGTTCGCCGTGCGCTGGGCAGCGCTGCACCTGGGCTCGGACGTCATCCCCACGGGCCCGGGCTCGTTGGCCGCGGCCAGCGCGCTGTCCAACTACGCCAAGGAGATCTTCGCCAACATGCCGCGGCTGAACGCGCTCGCGGCGCTGCGCGAAGCGGCCGCGGATCCGCAGCTCATGGCGCAGCTCCTGCGTCGGGGCCGCACCGCGGAAGAGAAGGTCAGCATCCTGCGCCAGACGGGCCGCATGCTCGCGGACAAGGGCTTCGTGGCCCCCGCCTTCATGATCCAGCGATCCGCGGTCCCGGGCGGCAACATCTTCCGTCAGGAAGACATCCGCCAGCGCACCGGCGAAGCCGAGCGGAACATGTTCGGCCCGCAGGGCCTGCCCCCCAACTTCGGCCTGCCGGGCCAGCAGGACTTCCCCAAGCTCAACCGCCGGCCACCTCCGCCCGCGCCGCCCACCCGCGGCGTTCCGCGCACCGGGGCCCAGGGCAAGCCGCCGCAGGGAGCGCCCGCACCGGGCGGAGCGCCCCCGACCTCTCAGAGCCGGGGCATGCTCCAGCAGCTCTTCCCGTTCGACTCCATCACGGGGATGGCAGCGCCACCGCCGATGCAGGGGTAAGCCCGCCAGGGGCCAAGGACCGCGAAACACGGGCCTTCCAGTCCTCCTTGTAGCGAGCGAACTCGTTGCCGGAGGTGCTGAACTCCTGCGTCTCGCCGTTCTGGACGCCGATCAGGACATACCCGTGGGTGATGTTCGTCCCGTAGAGGATGTCGTGCGCGAGCGCGTACGCGGCGAGCTGGTGGAAGTAGTCTTCGATCCAGCCGCGGCGCTTGGGCTTGAGTGACTGCTTGAGGTCGATGATGGCGGGGTTGCCGCGATAGACGCCCACCAGATCGGTCGTTCCCGCGTACTTCTGGGGGTAGTACAGCCGCACCTCGGAGCCCCACACCTCCGAGAGGTGCGGGAAGTACTGGTTGACCAGTCGGTAGCCGAGCTCGTAGCCGAGCGCCGCGAGCCAGGTCTTGGCGGGCGGCAGCGGCGTGTCATGCAGCAAGGTGTCCACCACCAGATGCAGGTGCGTACCGACCTCCGCGGCATCCTCCTTGATGCGCAGCGCTTCCGCGTGTCCCGTGCGAGCCTCCCAGTCCGCGAGCTTGCGCCGAGACTCCTCGCTCTTGGTGTAGTCGAGGATGGTCGTCACGCTCCACAGTAGCCCGCTCGGGGTCTGATACCGCCGCCCGGACTCGTCCTCCACCCGCTCCAGCTCCGGGTAGTGGAAGTGCGAGCGGACGGGGATCAGACCAGCCATTTCTTGATGTCCTCGCCGAGCACCTGCGTGGCGATGTCGATCTTGTTGCGCAGCGCCTTCACGATCTTCTCGTCCACCGTGTTGACCGCTATCAGGTCGATGTAGGTGACGTTTCGGGTCTGGCCGATGCGATGCGCACGGTCTTCGGACTGCAGCCGCTTCTCCAGGTCGAAGCTGTTGCTGTAGTAGACGACCACGCTGGCCTGAGTCAGCGTCAGCCCGTAGCCGCCCGTCACCGGGTTGCCCACGAAGAAGCGCAGTTCGCTGTCGGGCTTCTGGAACTCCGCCAGCACCCGCTGGCGCTCCTCCGTGTCGGTATCACCGTAGTAGGTCCCGACGCTGTTCATGCCGTACTCGGTCTTCAACGCCTTGCTGATGGCTTCGATGTCGTGCCGGTAGGTGGCCCAGATGATCATCTTGCCGTCGCACTCCTCAACGATCGACATCAACTCCTTGATGCGGTTGTTGGGTAGCTCCACGACCCGACCGTCGTCCAGCTTGACGTGCCCACACACGATCTGGTGCAGGCGCATCAGCTGCGTCAGCGCATTCTCGGTGGACATCAGCCCCTCCTTGAACTGGGCAAGGGCTAGGGTCTTCATCTCGTTGTAGGCCTTGACCTGCTCAGGGGTCAGGTCCACCTCGCGCTTGACGTAGAGCTTGTCCGGGAGGTCGAGGCACTCCTCTTTCTTGACACGGAAGCTGAACCGGTCGAGCTTTTCTTTGAGCTCGTCCAGTCGGCAGTAGCCCACGATCTGCTTGAAGCTGTGGCTTGCCACGTGCCGCTCGACCATCACGGCGTAGCGGGCCCGGAACGAGTAGAACGAGGGGGTGTCGAGACAGGCCCCCGACAGGAACGCGCATTGCTGGTACAGGTCGAGCGGGGACTTGGTGACCGGCGAGCCCGTCATGATGCGTCGGTATTTCGCCAGCTTGCCCACCTTCTCGGTGTTGCGGCTGCGCTGCGCGTTCGGGGTCTTGATGGTGGTGGACTCGTCAATCGCCATCATCGCCTTGTGTACCGTCAGGAAGCGCTTGGCGAACTGCATACCGCGCTGCGTCGAGAACGCTTCGATATTCATCACCAGGATCTTCAAGTCCTCGGTGATTTCGAACATCGAATCAAGGGCCAGCTGCTCCGCCTTGCGGGGCGTGGCAGACCAGACCGCCATGCGGTACACGATGTGCTCGGGGAGGTGCTTCGGGATCTCCGTGTCGCACCAGTTGCGGTACACGCCTTTCGGTGCGACGATCAGCAACGAGTTGATGTTGCCTCGGTCGTACAGGATCGAGGCATTGTTTATGAGCATGAAGCTCTTGCCGGTGCCCATGTCCGCGAAAAGTGCCGCTACCTGGTGGTCCCAGAAGCGCTGCAGGTACGCGGCCTGATGCAAAAAAGGCTTGTTTTTAAAGGGATATGTCGCTAGAAACTGTGTCATGTGGGTCTCGCTTTCTTACGGGGCTTGCAAACCCTAAGACCCGAGTATACACTCGTCCTCAGAGTCAAGAAAGGAGAGCACCCCGGTGCCAAAGGTCTACGTAGTATCTGAGACCCTGCAGCACAACATCACGAGCGCCATGGATTACGGGCAGCTGGAGACCATCCTCCCGCCCAATGCCCAGATCGCGTTCTCTGTTGTGCCCACGGTCATCCGAATCCAGCGCAAGCTGCGCAACTTCACCGACGAGGACTACTTGCTCCTTATCGGGGACCCCTCCGCCATAGGTATCACCTGTGCGGTGGCGGCCATGCGAAACAATGGCCGCTTCAAGTGCCTCAAGTGGGACAAGCGCGAGCGGCGCTACATCCCGTTGGAAATCGACCTTCACAAGAAAGGAGACCTGGATGAGCCTTACGAACTTGTTTGAGCAGGAAGCCAAAGCCCTGAGCGTCAACGACGAGCAGCTCTCTGGCATCGCGTCCCTTGCGAAGCGGGCCAAGGAACTCGAAAAGCAGATCGAAGAACAGGAAGAGACCACCAAGGAGCTCAAAAACCAGCACCGCAAGCTGGTCGAAGAGACCCTTCCGGAGGCCCTTTCCGAGCTCGGCATGTCCTCGTTCCGCATGGATGACGGCAGCTTGGTGGACATCAAGCCGTTCTACAGCGCCTCCATCACCGAGGCGCGCCGTGCCGAAGCCTTCACGTGGCTCAGGGACCACGAATTCGGTGACATCATCAAGAACATCGTCTCGGTCCGTTTCGGCCGGGGAGAGGACGAAATGTGCGACCGTCTGCTGCGGACGCTCACTTCGAACGGCTTCCCGGCGGAGCAGAACGAAAAGGTGGAACCCCAGACCCTCAAGGCCTGGGTCAAGGAGCGGGTGGAGCGCGGCGAGGAGTTCCCGATGGAGCTCTTCGGTGCCTACATCGGCAAGCGAGCAACGATCAAGTCCAAGTAAAGGTGCAAAAACAACATGGCTAAGAACGATATCGTAGTAGACGAGCCCAAGAACACGGCACTCGCCATCGCTTCGGACTTCGAAGCGGACGCGGGCCGCGGCTTCGAAGACATGGCTCAGGAGGACTTCGCCCTCCCCTTCTTGAAGGCCCTGACGGGCACTTCGCCGGAGGTGGGTGAGGTCGATGGGGCGAACCCTGGCATGATCTTCAACACCGTGACCGGAGAGCTCTTCGACGGCAAGAAGGGCATCACGGTCATCCCCTGCGCGTACATCCGCCAGTACATCGAATGGGAGCCGCGGGGCAGCGGCAAGGGCGCTCCGGTGGCCATCTACCCGTCCATCAGCGACATCCTGTCGAAGACGCACCGGGAGCCGGGCAGCAGCAAGGACTTCCTCGACAACGGCAACTACGTCGAGACCTCCGCCAACCACTACGTCCTGGTGGTCTCGGAGGATGGGGTCCCCTCGCCGGCGCTCGTCGTGATGAAGTCCACGCAGCTCAAGAAGAGCCGCAAGTGGAACAGCATGATGCAGTCCGTCAAGTTGCAGGGACGCAACGGCCTGTTCACGCCCCCGATGTACTCCCAGATGTACCGCATCACCACGGTGCCGGAGTCCAACGACAAGGGCAAGTGGTTCGGCTGGGAAGTGGAGCGCATCGGCACCGTCGAGAGCGCGCCCCTGTTCCAGGCGGCCCGGGCTTTCGCCGCCTCCGTGACTTCCGGCCAGATCCGTGGCAAAGTCGAGTCTGAGGCGGACGAAGCGGGGACCGACGAAGCCGCACCGTTCTGACGATCTTGGGGCCGAAAGCGGGCGTGGTTTCCGTCCCACCCCCGACACGCACGTTAGTAGGCCCCTTCTCTTGGTGGTGAGAAAGCAGAATGACCGACATCACACGGTTCCGTAGCATCTTCCTGGGCCTGGACGTTGCTTACGGGACCTACCGTATTGAAGGCGAGAAGGGCAGCGGAAAGCAGGCCGGAAAGGCCGTGGTTGTCCGCAAGCCGCCCACGGACGACCTGTGGGTGAAGCACCTTGAAGGCGTCGAGCCCTCGCTTGGCATCATCCCCATCCGTGCGGACAACACCTGCACCTGGGGCTGCATCGACATCGACCAGTACCCGCTCGACCATGCGGGGCTGATCAAGAAGATCCGCAGCCTTGAGCTGCCACTCGTCGTGTGCCGCAGCAAGTCAGGCGGTGCGCACGTGTTCCTGTTCACCCGCGAGCCCATCCAGGCCGCGGACATGCAGCGCTACCTCAAGGCCGCTGCTGCGCTGCTCGGCGAGGCCGGGCGCGAGATATTCCCGAAGCAGTCCCAGATCCTTGTGGACCGCGGCGACACCGGCAACTTCCTCAACCTGCCCTACTTCGGCGGCGACCAGAGCATGCGCTACGCCTTCAACGATGACGGTCAGGCCGCCACGTTGGAGGAGTTCTACGGGCTCTACGAGCAGTACGCCCAGAGCGGGGAGCTCAAGTTCCCCGAAGAGCCCAAGCAGCCCGAGAACCCCATCAAGGACGGCCCCCCGTGCCTGCAGGCGCTTTGCGCACAGGGAGTGCCAGAAGGAACGCGCAACAACGCGCTCTTCGGCATCGGCGTGTACCTCAAGAAGGCGCACCCGGGGACCTGGGACAACCTCTTGGTCGAGTACAACTTCAAGTACGTCAGTCCGCCGCTCCCGAACAACGAACTGCAGCTGATCATCCGGCAGCTCAACAAGAAAGACTACCGGTACAAGTGCAAGGATGCACCGCTCAACGCCTTCTGCAACAGCGGGCTGTGCAGGACTCGCAAGCATGGGATCGGGGCTCACGGGCCAGATAGCCCGCAGCTCTCGGCGCTCTCCAAGTACAACTCTGAGCCACCCCTGTGGTTCATGGACGTCAATGGGAAGCGTGTCGAGCTCGACACCGAGAGCCTGTTCAACCAGGCCGCCTTCCAAAAGGCATGTATGGAGCGCATCAACGTGCTGCCGCCCACGCTGCGCAAGCAGGATTGGGAGCAGGTGCTCAATGCGCTGCTGACCGAAATGATCGAATCGGAGCAGATCACCGAGGCGAGCGTGGACACTACGGTGACCGGACGCTTCAACGACCTCGTTGAGGAGTTCTGCACCCACCTGCAGCAGGGCATGGACCGCGACGAAATCCTCCTCGGCAGACCGTGGACGAGCGACGAGGAGGGGCGCACCTACTTCCGCATGAAGGACCTGGAAGCGCATCTGGTGCGCAACAACTTCAAGGGCATGACCGCGCCCAGGATGGCGCAGCGGCTTCGTGACCTCGGCGGAGAGCCCATCAGCCTCTTCCTCAAGAACCGCGCGACACGGTGCTGGAGACTGCCGCGCTTCGAAAAGCAGGATGCGCCCTTTGATACCCCCGAACAGAAACGCACACGGAGCCCCTTCTGATGGCCTTGAAGATCGACGGCTTTGACAGCGCCCTTATCGGCATCTCCACCGTCTGGCAGCGCCAGCCCCAGGGCGGCGCGACGCAGGTGGACACGCTTATCTACAACGGCGACCTGCTCGTAAAGGTACTGGTCGAGCAGTCCGGTTTGTCTTCCGACGAGGCGATGGAGTACATCGACTACAACATCCTCGGCGCTTACGTCGGTGAGAACACCCCGATCATCTGCTGGCCTTGCGACATGGAAAAAGTCAGCGAAATCGTAGAGGAAAAGGAGAGCTCCGGTGAATGAATCCGCGCACTACGTCTTCGTCGTCCTGGAAATGCTTCCGAGCGGAAACGTCGTCTCCCATGGCGCGTTCGAAAACTCGTTCGAAGCCCATCTTCGTCTGCGCCACGTCCAGCGAGGCCACGGCGATGCCGAACAGCCCCGCCTGTGGGTCACCATGAGCCCGCTCCACCTCTCGCCGCCCATGGAACCATGAGCGTCGAGAAAGTGTTCGGTCCCCCGGGGACTGGCAAGACAACCTATCTCTTGAATGTCGTCCAGAACGCTCTGGAGAACGGCACCTCGCCCATGCGCATCGGGTACTTCGCCTTCACCCGCAAGGCGGCCACCGAGGCCCGCGACCGTGCCGTGGAGAAGTTCCCGCACCTCGACGCGGACAGGGACTTCCCGTGGTTCCGCACCCTGCATAGCCTCGCCTACCGCTGCCTCGGCATCAGCACCAAGGACATGATGTCCCCGGCGGACTACGCCGAGTTCGCCAAGGAGGCCGGGCTTGAGCTTGCCGCGGAGCAGGGCGAGGAGGAATTCAACGTGAAGGTGGACCACCCCATCCTCACCGAGATCAACATCGCACGGATCAAGAACCTCGACCTGCGGCAGCACTACAACCAGTCGCAGATGTCGATCGAATGGCACCACTTCGAATACGTCGATCGGTCCTACCGGCACTACAAGGCCTCCCGGGGCCTGCTCGACTTCACCGACCTCCTGGAGCGGGTCCTGGAGGAGCCTGAGCGATTGCCACGGCTTATATCGCTCATCATTGACGAGGCCCAGGACCTCTCCCGGCTCCAATGGCGGCTGGTCCAGGCGCTCGTTGAGCGGTCCGAGCAGACGTTCCTCGCGGGCGATGATGACCAGGCCGTGTACACCTGGGCCGGCGCGGACGTCGAGAGCTTCCTCGGCTTCGAAGGCGATGTGCGGGTGCTGCAGCGATCCTACCGGGTCCCGAGCCGCATCCACGCGCTCGCGGACACCATCGTGCGCCGCATCCGGCAGCGTCAGCCCAAGACCTGGGAGGCCCGCGAGGAAGGCGGCGAGGTGCGCTACTACAACGACTTCCACCATGTCGATGTCACGGCAGGGGACTGGCTCGTCCTCGCCTCGACCAACTACATGCTCACCGACATGCACGACTGGTTGAAGTCTCAGGGTCTGCTCTTCGAACGCTATGGGCAGCGCAGCATCCCCGAGAGCATCATGAATGCCGTGCTCGGATGGGAGGCCCTGCGCAAGGGCCGCGAGGTCTCCCTCAGCGCCGTCAAGACCATCTACAAGTACCTCGGCCCAGGGGCCGTGAAACACGGACACAAGGGGCTGCGCACCGCAGACCCCGCCGCGCTCTACACCCTGCAAAAGCTGCAGAGCGAGCACGGGCTCACGACCGACGCCATCTGGCACGAGGCCCTATCGCGCATCGCCGAGGACAAGCGCAACTACATCATCGCCCTGCTGCGCCGGGGCGTGAAGCTCGCCGGCAAGGCCCCCATCAAACTGTCCACGATCCACGGAGCAAAGGGCGGTGAGGCCGACAACGTGCTGCTGCTGTCCGACCTCTCCCCGAAGTTCGCGCGCGACTACCAGCGCAACTCCGACGACATCAACCGCCTGCTCTACGTCGGCGTCACCCGCGCCAAGCAGAGCCTGCACATCATCCTCCCGCGCAACCGCGAAAAAGGCTTCCACCTATGATGACCTCCCCGCTCTTCCCCCGCACCAGCGAATGGCTGCCCCCCGCAAGCTTCCCGAACCTCTCCGGGGCTGCGGAGATCGCCATCGACCTGGAAACCCGGGACCCGAACATGGAAACCTACGGCCCGGGCTGGCCCCGCAAGGACGGCGAAATCGTCGGCTACGCGATCGCCGTGGACGGATGGCGGGGCTACTTCCCCGTGGCACACCAGGGCGGCGGGAACCTCGACCGGCGCATCGTGGAACGCTGGATGAAGGACGTGCTCGCGCTGCCCTGCCCGAAGGTCATGCACAACGCCGCGTACGACCTGGGCTGGCTCAAGGCATCAGGGTTCACGGTCCACGGGACTATCTACGACACCATGCTGGCCGCGCCCATCCTGGACGAGAACCGCTACAGCTACGCGCTCAACTCGCTCGGCTTCGACTACCTCAAGGAGATCAAGTCCGAGCAGGCCCTCAAGGACGCCGCCCACGACTTCGGGGTGCACCCGAAGAAGGGGCTCTGGAAGCTGCCCGCGATGTACGTCGGGGAGTACGCGGAGCAGGACGCGGCGCTCACGCTCCGATTGTGGCACCACCTCAAGCCGTTGCTCCGGCGCGACGAGGTGGAGTCGGTCTTCGACCTGGAGACCGCCCTGCTGCCCATCCTGATCAACATCACCCACCGCGGCATCCGCTTCGACCGGGACCGCTGCGAGCAGCTCCTGGCCGACTACCAGCGCCGGGAGGCCGAGCACGTCAAGCAGATACGCTCGCTCTCGGGCGAGAAGGTGGACATCTGGGCCGCGGAGAGCATCGCGCGCGCGTTCGACAAGCTGAACCAGCCCTACCCGAAGACCGGCACGGGGCTCCCGAGCTTCACCAAGACCTTCCTGGAGTCGCACGAACACCCGATCGCCCGGCTGATCGTGGAGGCCCGGGAGTTCAACAAGACCCACGGCACCTTCCTGCGCCCGTACCTGGAGCACAGCGCCACGGACGGCCACATCCACCCGCACATCAACCAGATGCGCTCCGAGGACGGCGGCACGGTCACCGGCCGGCTCTCCATGAACAACCCCAACCTGCAGCAGGTGCCCGCCCGGCACGAGGTCATCGGGCCGACCGTGCGCTCCTTGTTCCTGCCCCGGGAGGGCGAGCTCTGGGCCGCCAACGACTTCAGCTCCCAGGAGCCGCGGCTGCTGGTGCACTACGCCACCCTGCTCAACCTCCCCGGCGCGGAGCGCATGGCCGAGGCGTACCGGGAGAACCCCGACACCGACTTCCACCAGATGGTCGCGGACATGGCCGGCATCAAGCGCAAGGCCGCCAAGACCATCGGGCTCGGGCTCATGTACGGCATGGGCAAGCAGAAGCTCGCGGACTCCCTCGACATGCCCCTGGAGGAGGCCGCGGGGCTGATCGAAACCTTCCACACGAAGGTCCCGTTCCTCAAGGGCACCGTGAACGCGGTCATGAAGCGCATCGAACACCCGGCCTCGGGCGGCTCCATCCGGACCCTGCTCGGCCGCAAGTGCCGCTTCCCGCTCTGGGAGCCCGTCGAGTACGGCATCAACAAGGCCCTGCCCCGCGAACAGGCTGTCATTGAGTACGGACCACGGATCAAGCGGGCCATGACCTACAAGGGCCTCAACCGCCTTATCCAGGGCTCGGCGGCGGACCAGACCAAGGCCGCGATGGTCGCGCTGCACAAGGCGGGCTTTGAGATTCTCCTGCAGGTGCACGACGAGCTCGCCGTCAGCGTCAATTCGAAGGCGGAGGCCGAGGAAGCGGCCCGCATCATGGCGGGCTCGGTGAACCTGGAAGTCCCCTCCCGTGTGGACGTCGAGATCGGCCCGTCGTGGGGAGAAGCCAGGGGGTAGTTGCGTTTAACTTCCTACTGTCGTATTCTGCTTCCCCTCCGAAGAAAGGAGAGCTTATGCCGCCGCCAAAGGAAGAGTTGTGGGTACCCGATCCGGAAGACATCCGTATCTGGAAGGAGTACCTCAACCGTCGTCCGCCGAAACACGAGCCTTCTCCGATGGTGCGCAAGAAGCGCAAGCGTCGGAAGAAGGACCTGACTTTTGATAGGAAGAAGCGAGTGTCGCCAAGCCAGCGCGGGTACCGTTCGATCATGGTTCGTCGGGAAACCTACGAGATGCTGAACGAGATGCGGTACTACTACCGGAAGGGATTTGGTGTCATCTTGCAGGGGCTGGTGGAAGCCGCCTACGACAAGACCTACAAGCAGGCCGAGATACTGGCCCGCATACAGCGAGCAAAGGAGAGTGGCAATGCCCCTAAAGACACGCCTTGACCTGGCGGTCACGGTCGAATACGAAATGATGGACGAGCTTCGAAACCGAGGCATCTTCCTGCCGAAGATGGTAGACATCAAACGGGTCTACTTGACACGCAGGCAGGGCAACGGCAAACTGAAAGAGCTCGACATCTTGAAGTTCCTCAGCGAAACCGAAGTGGTGATGCTTGAGGATGAAGTGATGGAGCTAAACGAGAAAGGAGAATCATGAAATCGTTCCAGTCTGTATTCCCCCAGAAAGTCATCGACGACGAAGGCCACGCCAAGCTCGTAGGTGGAATCTCGCCCCGCGAGTATGTCTACACTAGCGCGCTCGCGGCCGTTATCCAGGCCTTCCCAAAAGCCCCTACCGACGATTGGGTTACCATGGCCATGGAAGTCGCCGATCGGTCCATCGAAGCCTTGAACAAGGGCAAGGAGCGCAAGCGATGATCGACTTCATCCTGTGGTTCCTGGATGCCCGCGCGAGACGGCGCAGGGAGAAGGCTCGCCTGCACATATGGGTGCCAAGACCTAACTGGCGCTCCCACCGAGGAGGAGTCGAATATTGGTAGACCCCAAAGACGCACACGCCCTGTTGGAGCTGCTGATGACCATCGTCGCTATCTCCATCGGGCTCGCCCTCACCTACTACATGATAATGCTTGTGTACTACTGGGCATCCGGTGTATACAGGCGATTCTTCGGAGATTGAAGAAAGTGCGAAAGCCCCCGCAGGTCCGTCAATGCAAGGTATGCAAAGAGACCTTCGCTACCCCTAACGCTTTCTTTGGTCATCGACGCATGGACGGCATATGCCGTCCCGTCGAGGCCCTGATCGAACGAGGATTTTACCTGTCCCCCAAGGGATGGGTGTTTCGTAACCCTGGCAACAAAGGAGAAGCCAAGTGAAGCCCAAGTCGAAGAAGACCACCAACGCCCTGGAGTACCTGCACAAGAACCCCGGAACGAGCGCCAAGGAGCTCGCCAAGAGGTTCAAGATCAGCCTCGCCTACGCCTACAAGCTCCTCAAGACCCCGAAGGTCACCCCGGGTGACTGGAAGGTCTCGGCGGAGGATCTGGCGGACAAGCCCATCACCGTGTCGAACGAGCCGGTCAACGCGTTCACGCCGAGCCCGGGACTGCTCACGGACCGCGGCGGCAACTACGGCGAGTACCTCACCAACGCCCTGCTCTCGCAGCGGCTCAAGAGAACGCTCACGGACCACGCGAGCGATCTCGGCAAGGCCCTGCCTGAGCACATGTGGGAGTCTCTCGACCACATCGCCACGAAGATGGCCCGCATCGTCAACGGCAACTGCTACCACCGCGACAGCTGGCTCGACATCGCCGGCTACGCGCTGCTGATCGTGGACCACCTGGAGGCCCTGGAGGCCAAGGAGAAGACCCTGTGAAGACCACCTATATCGGAACCAAAGTCGGCTACAACGGGCTGGAGCACCACGTCGCCCACTCCCACACGCTCAGTCTCAAGGGGAACTTCGCCGTGACCCTGCTGGAGAAGTTCGCCCTGATCTCGGCAACGGACGGTGGCGAGGACAGCGCCGCCCGCGCCAAGCTCCGGCTTATGGAGCCCGCCGAGGTCGCGAAGCGAGCCTGCGACATCGCCGAAGCGGCTTTCCAGGAAATGGAAGCCCGTGGCTGGCTGGTCGAACTGGACGTTCCCACCGAGAAGGACGTGCAGCGCCTGCTCGGCCGCGACATCTGACCCACACCACCCTCGGGGCCGGAACCCCCGGTCCCGAGGGACATCCCGCAAGAAAGGAGAGAATCACATGCCCGAGAACACCGAGACCACCGAAGCCCCGCGCCTCCCCACCGACGAAGAGCTGAACAGCCTGCGGGCCAAGTTCTTCGATATGCACCTCGCCTGGATGTCCCAGGGCGCAGAAGTGCTCACGGCTCACGGGCGACTGCGGGCCCTGGAAGAGCTTGTCCTGGCCAGCAAGCGGCCCGGGTACAAGTCCGACACGGTGCAGTAACCATGGACCACACCGACCACATCGCCGAGGCCGAAGGCGAAATCGAACGGCTCAAGGCGCTGCTGCGGGCTCGCGAAAACCGCATCGCGCGTCTGGAGCAGCGGCTCGCGGATGTCCGCCAGAGGCGCGACTCCCTGCGCGGATTCCTGCTCCAGGCCAATGCGGGGCTCCGGACCCTGGCCCGAGAGCATATGAACATTAACCAGGCCCTGTCGGACATCGCCCGGCAGCCCGAGGGCGACGAGCAGAGCGCACAGGCTGTCGCCAAGGAGGCGTTGGCTACGCAGCGCGGCGGCTGCGAGTACCCCGACTGCCTTGATTACGATGGACGCTGCCATCCGATGCTCAAGGGGGAGTGTGCGGGGCCGAAGGGGGTGACGCCGTGAGCGAACAGCCCGAAGCGAAGCAGGTGCCATTGTTGGAGCGGCTTGAGGCCGTTCCAGCTGATGCACGGCTGGCTGTCAATGATGGCCCGTTCAGCACCTCGTTTTACCCGGTCGGCGCGATGGCACACGAAGCCGCCGCCGAACTGCGCCGCCGGCATGCGGCGAACTCAACGCTGTTGAGCGCCCTGCAGAACATCGCCCTCTACACCAGTCAGACGCATCCGGACAAAGAGGTGATGGCGCAGGTGTTGGACGAAAATGCGCGGATCGCCCGCGCCGCTATCAAGAAAGCAGAGGAGGTGAAGCCGTGAGCAAGCATTGTCGCGGGTGCCGACACCATCACAATGCCGGGCATCCAAAGACTTCACCACTTGCGCGCCGGTACAACGACTGGTGCTGCAAGTTTGGATGTACAGCGAAAAACGCGCTGTCGAGGTGCAAACTCTGGAATGCGAAAGAGGAGGTGAAGCCGTGATTACTGGAAAGGACCTTGGAGGCTGGCTGACTGCCCCGAACCCGCAGACAGCGATGGACATCGCACTTCGTAAAAACGAGCTCCGCGAGCGCCGCGAACGGATCGCTACGGCTACGTTGGCTGCGCTTCTGTCGAACAAGGATAATCCGTGCAGGCATGACATAAAGGCTTTGGTCATTGAAGCCTGTCGCCATGCCGACGCCCTGATCGCGGAGCTCGACAAGATGCAGGAAAGCAGCCCGTGAAATACAGGGTGACACTCAATCAGCGCATCGACGCCAAGTGGATCGTCACGGTGGAGGCAAAGGACCGGGACGAAGCGATTGAGAAAGCCTATAGCTCGTACGAGGTCATGGGCATCTACGATGGCGAGCCGGATGTCGAGATCGAACTGGAAAGCGTAGAGGAGGCCGAGCCATGGGAATCTATCCCGATTCCTACAAAGTGATGCGGATGTGCGTCGAGACGGGAGTCGCTCTCGGGGTGCGGCGGGCGTTCAAGTACGATGCGCCGCCGACCGAGGATCAGATCGCCGCGAGAGTCGAGCAAGCGGTCATCGACGAGATCTGCGAGTGGTTCCGATTTGAGGAGGGGAAGTCGTGAGCGAAGAACTCGCTGGAATGATCTACCTCCTGACGGTGGTTGCCCTCAGCATCGGGATTTTTATCGGATACATCGCCCAGGAGAAGCGCCCCCCGCGAGGGCTGGTCGCCGCATGGGCGGTGTTCGCCCTTCCGCTGCTGCTCAAGGCCTGGTTCGCGGTGGTGCTGTCATGACAAACAATATCCACATCCCACGCTCCACGGCCCTGCACATGTGCGATGTGCTGCGCGGGATCATCAACGCTTCCGACGACGACTGCGGGGAGGAAGGATGCGAGGCATGTGCCGCGGTGCGGGACATGCGGGAGACTGTGGCGGTGCTTGAGGCTGCGCTACAGGAGGTGAAGCCGTGAGCGACATCTACGACGCCATGCGCAGAGACTTGGAATCCGCTATGGCGAATGCATCCCGCCCCAACGCCGCCGAACTGCGCCGCCTTCGCAAAGAAAACAAGCGCCTGCACAGCGTGAACGCGGAACTGTTGGAGGCGTGCGTCTACCTTGTACAAGGGATTGAAGCGTGCGGCCTCACGGGCGTTTATCTCGATCAGGCCCGCGCCGCCATTTCTAAGGCAGAGGAGGTGAAGCCGTGAGCGCACTTGAAAGGCTGCTGGCGTGGGTCTGGCGCAGGTTCATGGCGTGGGCATCGAAGGAGGTGAAGCCATGACCGACAACATCACCCTGCCACGCGCTGTGATTGAGCAGGTGCGTGAGGCGTTGAAAGAACTCGACTACGCTAGCGAACCGTATGTGAATGAGATAGCCCGCACCGCCCTCGCCGCCCTCGACGCCGCGCTCGCGGAGCCGAAGGAAACTTTCGCGGACTCTCTGTTTCGGCGGTCGTGGGAGGCACATCGCGCCGCGCTTGCGGAGCCGAAAAAGGAACGGGCCGAGACTGGCATCCCGGCCCGAGGAGAGATCGAGGTCTCAACGGGCAAATCATACCGAGAACACGTCACGGACGGAAGCCCTTGCTGGTGCAACCCCGAACTGAACTACCGCGACCCCGAGACAGGAGCCGAAGTATGGGTACACAGGAGAGAACAATGACCGACACAATCACCCTGCCCCGCGCTGTGGGCGAGTTGGTACAGGACTTGAT